GTAGCTGGTGCAAGTGATGATAAGTCATCTTACACTACAGCGATTACTACTGGTAATACATATATTTCTAACAATAGCTAGGAGATCACATGGATCAGAAAAGCAATGTAGTTTCAATTAATGGTCAAGAAATTCCAGAGCAAGATTTATCGGAAAATCAAAAGTATCTAATTATGCAGATTCGTGATCTAGAGACCCAGGTCAATGCCATTAAAATGCAACTTGGCCAACGCGAGGTAGCAATGAGCACCTTCACTAATCTTTTAATTGATTCGGTTGAGAAGCCACAAATTATTGAGAAGAGTGATGGATCAAGAGACTAAAACAGCCATTGACGTTGTAGCCGTCTCAGCTACTACCGGGTCAGTGTTAGGCTGGCTGCCACCACTGGCAGCAGCACTAACTATTGTATGGACATTAATTCGTATTTATGAAACAGACACCATTAAGGAACTAATCAAGAAATATGAAATTTTCAAACATTAAAAATCTTATTGGCAGTATTGCACCGACATTAGGATCGGCATTAGCCGGACCCATGGGTGGCACCGCAGCTACTATGATTGCAGAGGTGCTAGGTTGTGAAAGTACGCCCAAAGCAATCGAGAAAGCTGTTGCCGAAGCAACCCCAGAACAATTACTAGAAGTTAAAAAAGTTGAGGCTGAATTTGAGATACAAATGCAAAAACTTGAGGTTGATGTTTTTAGCCTTGAAGTGAAAGACGTACAGGATGCCAGAAACAAATTTAGTAAAGACTGGACCTCAAGAATTATGGCCTTATTTGTTGTGGGTGGTTTCATGGGATATATCTTCCTCGTTACTATTCAGCCACCAGAACAAAACAGTGAGGCATTAATTAACCTGGTGCTTGGTTATTTAGGCGGTCTAGCAAGTGCTGTAATTAGTTTCTTTTTCGGTGCGTCACAAAAAAGCGACGACAAGTAGGAAGTTATGGAAAAGTTAATAAAAATGATCACCCGGCACGAAGGGGTGAGAAGTCACGTTTATAAATGTTCGGTTGGAATGGAAACAATCGGGATAGGCAGAGCGATTGGCGCTGGCGGGTTAGGGTTATCCGATGACGAGATAAGTATGCTTTTAGTTAATGACGTCCATCGGGTTATTGATGAGTTATCTGCATCATTTCCTTGGTTCTTAGAATTAGACGAAGTAAGACGTGACGCCATTATTGATATTTGTTTTAACTTAGGTATCACTAAACTATTGAATTTTAAGAACGCCTTAAATGCAATGGAGATAGAAGATTATAAAGCGGCATCTATGCATTTCTATGACAGCCGTTGGGCCAATCAAGTAGGCGATCGTGCTGACGAGTTATGTGAAATGATCGAGACAGGAGAGTATCGAGTATGCCATTAGTACCATTGACAATACCACCTGGCGTATTTAAGAACGGCACAGACCTACAAAACTCAGGCCGTTGGAATGACAGTAATTTAGTAAGATGGTATGAGGGCGGTATGCAACCGGTTAATGGTTGGCGAGAACGTACTACCTCGGCATTTACTGGTGTATGTCGTGCGTTATTGACTTGGACCAATAATGCCGGTGGCAGACAGACTGCCGCTGGCACACAATCAAAATTATATTTTGTAAATGATTCAAATGTGATTACCGACATCACACCAACCAGTTTTACTACAGGCAATGCAGATGCCGTACAAAACTTAGGCTGGAATGCATTGACATACGGCGACAATGAATTTGGTACACCAAGACCAGACTCAGGAACTTACACACCAGCAACTACCTGGTCATTGCACCCTTGGGGCCAGTATTTATTAGCTTGCTCAAACGCCGATGGCAAGATATATGAATGGCAATTAAACACCGGAGCAGTTGCCGCAGTATTAAGTAATGCACCGACAAGTAACACAGCAATATTCGTTACTGATGAGCGATTTGTATTTGCACTAGGAGCGGGCGGTGTTGGCAACAAAGTGCAATGGTCGGATCAAGAAGATAACAATACCTGGTCAGCAGCGGCAACCAATCAAGCTGGTTCATTAGTGTTACAAACAGCCGGGAATCTAATTACGGCAATCAGTACAAGAGGGCAGACCCTTCTGTTTACCGATATTGATTGTCATGCAGCAACGTATCAGGGTCCACCGTACGTTTATGGTATTAGTAAAGTCGGTGATGGATGTGGTATTGCGTCAGCCAATGCTGCCGCTACCACAGACACAGCAGCATTCTGGATGGGTAAAAACTCATTCTTTTTATACGACGGCTCAGTGAGATCATTACCGAGTGATGTCGGTGATTATGTATTTAGTGATATTAATACTGCACAACGATCAAAAGTGTATGCAGTTAAGAACTCAGGCCATCAAGAGATATGGTGGTTTTATCCATCATCGTCATCCACAGAAAACAATCGATACGTTTCATACAACTATCGAGAGAATCATTGGTCAATCGGCTCATTAGCCAGAACAGCCGGAACAGACGCCGGGGTATTTATTTACCCGAACATGGTCGGTACTGATAGCAAGATATATGAACATGAGGTTGGTTTTGATTATGACTCGGCCACTGTATTTGCAGAGAGTGGTCCAATAGAGATTGGTGCCGGTGATAGATTAATGGTTGCTAAATCATTAATCCCAGATGAGAAAACACAAGGCGATGTAACCGCTAAATTTAAAACGCGATTGTATCCGAATGCCTCTGAGTCAACACATGGCCCATACACAATGGCTAACCCGACATCAGTACGTTTTACTGGGCGTCAGGTAGAGATGCGTGTAGAGGGCAATATAGGCGCTGATTGGCGTGTTGGCACCATGAGATTAGATGTCGCTCAAGGATCGAGAAGATGAGGTTGCCTAATGTTGCAGAGCAATACGACGCACAAAATGAACGACAAAAGAATTTAACACTTGAACTCGCTGATGTGCAAAATCATAAGCGAGATCAAGACATAGAAGTAGGAGCAGCAAGGCTGATTATAAAGAGTCCAAACGGCACGAGATATGAAGTAAAAGTAAGCGACAGCGGTACGCTGTCAGCGAGTACAGTATGAGTGATGTAAGGACGTTCTTAAAGCCATACAAGAAACTAATAGAGAAGGCATTAAAATACAATCCTGGTACTCACACATACGAAGATGTAGTTAATGGAATCAGTAATCAGTCAATGATTTTCTGGCCAGGTAAGGACAGTTTCATTATTACTGAATTAAATAAGTTTCCACAGAAACGTTCGCTGCATTTATTTTTATCGGCTGGTAATTTAGATGAGTTAGGCAAGATGAGACCAGCTATTGAGGATTTTGCAAGTAAAGCAAAATGCGATTTTATAACGATTGCCGGACGTCCAGGTTGGGAACGTCTCGGAAAGAAATTTGGGTACAAAGCAGTTTGGACCTATTTATTTAAGGAAATAGCGTAATGGCATTAAGTGAAGGTGAGATAGAAAAATTAGGCAGTTTAAAATCTGAGGATAACCAGGTAAAAGATACCGGTTTACCGGAGGCGTCTTACGCGCCGAATACCGGTATGGATTATTCTCAATTTTATGGCTCCCCATTAATGGTGCAACAACCCGGAATGGATTATTACAAAAGTTTTGAGCCACAAGCACCTATGCCAAGTGCAGCAGCAAGTGCACCAGTAGCCGAGCAAGCAGTAGCGAGCTCCGGTACTGGACAACGCCCTGGATTCTATGGTGCCTATGAGGACGCTAAAGATATTCCATATTCCAGTGAATTAGATTCCAATATGTATGACGCGCAAGGCAATCGCATTGAATTTGATTACGCCACTGGTGTATTACCTGGCACTGGTAATACACGAGATGGCCAAGAAAGTATGTTTGGTGATTACACAATGTTTTTTAAACCAGCAAGAGAATCATTAATTGATTTGCCTTCACTATTGGGTAATGCACCAGCCGATACATCCAGCTTAATCCCCGGTTTGATAACCGATAATACACCGCAAATTAATCAAGGGCGATCACGCTCTGGAACAACAGGAAGGAATAGAAAATAATGGCATTTGGAAAAGATAGTTCAGCAGCAACAACTACAATGGACCCCGAAATTAAAGGGGCCTTATTTGATGTATTTGAAACCGGAAAACAAGTAGCGGCACAGCCGTATCAACCATATCAAGCACCGAGAGTCGCACCATTCTCACCGTTTCAATTACAAGGCCAACAAGCAACAGTAGATACTGCCAGAGGTGGCTTCGGTCAAAACGAAGTCAATCAAGCAGCTATGACGGCATTTAATGAATCTCAGTATCAACCGAATCAGGTTGCCTCAATGGGTCCAGGATCGGTAAATCAGGTTAATCCCGGTTTATTTAGAAACACCGATATGGCTAATTACATGAATCCTTATACTACTGGCGCTATTGATGCGGCAATGAGCGACATAGAGAGACAACGCCAAATACAAGATACAAATATTGCTGCTTCGGCTCAAGCCGCAAACGCCTTCGGTGGAACTAGACAAGGCATACAAGAAGCCGAGAATGCGCGTAACGCATTAGATATTGGTGGCCGTATAGCCGCCGATATGCGTAACACTGGCTTTAATCAAGCAACTGGATTAGCGATGCAAGACATCGGTAATGAGATGAATGCACAGCGACTAAACCAGCAAGCGATGCTACAAGCACAACTATCTGGGATGGATGCCGATTTAAGAGCACAACAATTAAATCAAGCAGCCGGTTTACAGGGCTCTCAGAATCGTTTAGGTGCTGGAGGTATGTTAGCTGATTTAGGCGGCACGATGCGCGGTATGCGCTTCGGTGACGCCGCAGCATTAAGTGGAGTAGGTGATCTGCAACAAGCTCAAGGGCAACGAATTATGGATGACCAGTACGGACGATTTGCAGAGCAACGTGATTACCCAATCAGAATGTTGGATATATTACGCGGTGTTTCTGGATTGTTACCAAGTCCAGTTGGTCAAACTTCTAAATCTAAAGGATTTAATTTTGCGGGATCAGCATAATGGATATAATTAAATTACTGTCCTTGATGAAAGGTAGCGGCGCAAAAACACCAGAAAAAAAAGTAAAACCCAAAAGTGGATTATTTGGTGATCCTATGCAATTTGTAAAAGAAGGTATGCGTAAATCATTCCAAAATTCAGATATAGGCGGTTTACTTGATGATCCAATGAATTTTGCAAGACAACAATTTCATAATAGTGATATTGGACGTTTAGCTGATTCACCAAAAAAGTTTTTGGAATATGATTTATTAGGCGGTGTTACAAAAACTCCCGCTGAGTTTCAGCGTTATAGAATGAAAGAATATTTGTTAGAACAAGGCATGACATCCGATCAAGCAGATCAAATATTGGGTGCAATGCCACAAACTTAAATGGAATAGAAAATGGCAGAAGAACTTAATTTATTTCAACAAGCACTTACCAATATACCGAGGAACTTTGGTAGGCGCTTGGGTGAAAGTATATATTTATATGACTCCCCGGAACGCCAAGCTGCAAAAGCCGAAGCTAGTTATTATCAGAGCCGTGCTCAATTACTGGATAATCAAAGAAAATTAATCGGTGAAACAAAAAGTGCTCAAGATGTTTTATTGAAAGGATTCGATCCAGTACAAAAAGCACAAATACAAAGTATGCGTGATGCCGATGGAAGGTTGACTCAAGATGCAGTTAATTTAGCTAAGAGCATACAACAAGGTAATACTATTTATGAATCGATGTTGTTAAATCCAGAAAACAATCAATACAGAAATTTAATTCAAAATACTCCAAAAAATGAATTAATGAATTTAAGTGTTGATCTAAGCCCAGAAGAAGCGGTATTTGCTGGCAGACCAGCTAATGCTAATCTCAAAAGAAATTTATACACAGGTGAAATCATAACAGAAACCCCTGGTGCTTTTACTGAGGCCGAACAGAAATTACGCAGAAAACGTGAAACTGATCCAAACGCACAATACACCGATGTTTTGGCTGATGAAGCTGCAAGAGAAGCAGTAAAACTCAATAAAGCGAAAGATAGAACTATTGAAACAGATAAAGAACGCCAGATGTTAGCGGGTGCAAATACAGGTTGGATAGAAACAGATAAGTTGTTCGCAAAACAACTAAATGACTGGTACAACGGTGATCGTATTGCTTCTCTTGATAGTAAAAATAAATTAAAACGCGCTGCCGAAGCATTGAAAAGCGGTGACAATAAAATCTCTGGAAGATTTGTAGGGCTTTTACCAAATTATTTATTGCCAGACGAAACACTTAATACTCGCCAAGAAATAGAAGGCGTTATTCAAAAATCATTACGCTTAACATTAGGTGCGGCGTTTACCGAGGATGAAGCCAAAATGTTAATGGCGCGTGGTTTTAATCCATTACTTGATGAAAGTCAAAACTTAGCCAGGGTAAATGATTTGATTGATCAAGTTAATGCCTTGGAATCAAGCATGGCTTCAAGAGAAAAGTATTGGATTGCACATAACCAATCCATGAGGGGTTATGAAGGTATGACTCCCGAAGAAGAAAAAGCAACTTTATTAACGACGTTTGGTACCAGTACCGAAGAGATGAAAAAGTCGTCTGTAGAAGATTTAATGGCTCAAAGAAGAAGCGCGGTTGATAATAGCGATCGGATTATGATTGAAGTGGTAGAACAAGAATTACAACGTCGTGCCAAAAATAATGATCCAGAATTAATGAAATTTATGAATGAGAATAAATAATGGCTGTCGATCAATTAAGTCAATTTTTAGCAGAGCAAGATAGATTAGCTGCACAACCACAACAACCAAGCACTGACGCATCAGCAGTACAAACTGCTGTCGCGTCAGATCCATTTAAACTATTAAGCCCAGAATATGTGTATGAAAATCGAGAGGCTTTAGGTTCTACTTCACCCAAGATGGATACTATGCTTGGTAATGTGCCTGGCAGTACAGTAGATTTAGCTGATGCAGTTACTTATCCCATTAGACACCCAATTGATTTTACTAGCTCTATGATTGAGTTAGGTAGTGGCATTATTAACCTAGCAACACCCGGTGAACAGCCAAGTGAAGCCACAGCCAAGGCAGTAGGCCAATACATAGCTAATCGGTATGGCTCATTAAACGCTGCTCAAGAGGCATTGATTAACGATCCAATGGGAGTAATAGCAGACGCTACTGCTATTCTTACGTTAGGTGGCACAGGATTAGCTAGGATGAGCGGTAAAGCCGGTCAGATAGCTAAAGACACAGCTAATATTGCTACTAAGGTTGATCCAGTTGTACAAGGTATACAAGGCATACAATCTGCTTTTAATGTTGCAGCACCAGTAACTAATCGTTTTGTTTCTCGCGTACAAAGTATGTTGCAAGGTACTGGCCAATTAGATAATTACAACGCATTTATGGCTGCTAAAAGAGGTGGTCAAGCCGAGGCAGCGTTATTAGATAATATGCGTGGCAATGTAGAGCCAAAAGTCGTGGTTGAGGCTGTTATGTCTAAGTTAAAAGATGAATCACGCCGTCGTGCCGGTGAATACCAAACTGGTATGAGACAACTTGAGCAAACTAAAATGGTTGATATGCAACCTATTATCGATGAGTTAGCGGCTTTAAAAGCAGATGCTTATGCTAAAGGTACAAGCAAAGCGACTTTAGAAACGCCTATTATGGTTCCTGGTTCTATTGATTTATTAACAGATATGGAAAAAATGATAAATCAATGGAAAGCTAACCCAGAATTACAAACAGTCACTAATATGGATGGATTAAAAATATTAATTGACGATATGTATAAAATGGATATGCCCAAAACTTCAAAACGCCTTGTTGCCAGTATGCGATCCAAAGTGTATGACGAGATCGTTAAACAAGTACCAGAATACGCTGATATTATGAAAGCGTATGAGCAATCAATAACTCTACAAAGTGATTTAGAAAAAGTATTTTCTGCTAGTGGTAAAGCAATGCCAGAAACAACATTAAGAAAATTACAAGGTGCACTTCGAGATAATGTAAATACCAGTTTTAATGCACGAGCATCTAGTTTAAAGCAATTAGATAATCTGGGCAGTGAAGCGAATATCTTAGAATCTTTGACCGGGCAATCATTAAGAACAGCCATGCCACGAGGTTTACCAAGATTATCGGCAGTACCACTTATCGGTACAAGCGCCACATTAAATCCAGCTATGGCTGCCTTACTTGCAGCCGGTAGCTCACCTAGATTGACTGGTGAAATTTCAATGGCTATGGGTAGAGCACAACGCAACCTAGCACCAGCAATGTCGGCTTTACCAGAGGCATCCAGAATATCCAGAGTAGCGGGTGATGTTTCACAGGCATCTCAAATGCGTCCAGAGCAACCCGGTTTAAACGATGAAGAAAAACAATTCTTGCGTATGCTAGGGAACTAATATGCCTTACAGATCACCGTATCGCCGCAGACCCTCAAGTGATTTAGCAGCCGACCCTGAGTTTCTCAAAGGAAGGGCGGCTGGTCTACTCGGTATACCCGGAGATATGATTAACTTGGTTGGCCGTGATCTACCGGCAGCAATGACGCAAGATATGCCAGCAGATCGTCCTTCACTGATTGGTGGTCCGTACCAAGCTGGACCACCAATAAAAAGAGACAATACGCCATTACCACCATTCTCTGAGCGTGTTGGTACCAGTGACTATATTGCAAAACAAATGGGCGCTGACCCTAATTCATTAAAGACTCAAGCTGGAATATTAGCCGGGTTAAATCCAGCATCGTTATTAAAGGCTGCACCATTATTAGCTACAAAATTAAGTAAAGGCTCTGGATTGCTAGATGATGCAACTCGGCTAAAAAGAGCAAAAGACATGGGATTTAATGTAGATCAAACTCAATATCATGGCACTCATGCAAAAAATATAAATAAGTTTGATGATAGTTATATCGGCAACCGCGATGAAGGGTTTTTTGGTAGAGGTCATTATTTTACAACCGAGTCTGGTGAAGCATCGTATTATGGTCCTAATGTTGGTGAATACTTTACTAGAGGTAAAATATTAGATTTATCCCCAAATAAAACAAATTCTGATTTTTTGTTAGAAGACAAAAAATATTTTAAATTTTGGACAAAAGAATTAGACAAGTTAGATATGTTAGACGAGCCTACACAAAAAGGTTTAAAAACAATTAACAAGATAGATGACTATGTGGACACAAATGTAAAAGTAATGAAAGGAAAGAACTCTAATGGCACCGATGGATTTACCGCCAGTGTAAAACACCCAACAAGAAAACCGTATGTATTTAAAGATGCTAACGGTAAAAAAAGAAGTATTGATGAAACTTTGGACTCACCCTTATTTAACAGAGGTGACGGCGTGGAGTTTTACGAAACAAAAGAAAAGGCAATAAAAGCATTAAAAAATAGAATTATTTATGAGGCTGAACACTTTGGTGAATTAAAAACAGTTTATCCGGATGTAGGAAATATTTTATACAGCTTGTCCGATTACATTAGAGTAGGTGGTAAAGGTGCTGCTGAACTTACAAAACAAGCAAAAAAAGCTGGTTATGATGGAATTAGGGTTGGCGATGAAACCGTTATATTTGATCCAAAAAACATTCGATCTAAAGATGCTGTATTTGATCCTAAAAAAACAGATTCATCAGATTTAACGTCAAATCTTTTAGGCCAAAGTAAACCACCAATGAGATCATTATTGGCCTAGTCAATGGATGACATAATCAACCTAATCAACCAGGTGGGTTTTCCAGTAGCTTCCGCACTGGGCCTTGGATTCTTTATCTGGAAACTTATAAACCGAATTATTGATGGTATGGAAGCCAAGATTGATGTCGTTGACGAAAAGGTTGACGCATCACTTAATGCTATGGAGGAGCGTTTATCATCTAAGTTAGACAGTCAATACGGCATTATCGTCAGTTTAATAGATAGATGTCGCCAGATAGACCAATCGTTAATAAGAAACGATGTCATGCTTAAAACACTTTTAAAAGTACCAGAACTGATAGATACCTATGACATTACAAAAGCAGAAAAGAAAGATCAGAGACACGATTAGATTAATCGCATTTCTGCTGTTAGCAAACAGCAGTAATGCCGATGAATTATTATTCAAATTTAAAAGCCCAAGTTTCTCAGGAGTAAACAGCAGCAGTCATTACCTAACAATCGAGAATCAAGAAAACACCAGAAAGAACGCCATACGAGAAAAGATTGAATCCGATGCTGATGATTTAGCAAGAGCACAGCAGAATACAACACTAGCTCGGTTTATTCGTAATTTTGAATCAAGAGTTTATGCACAACTATCAAGGCAATTAGTAGATCAGTTATTTGGTGAGAATCCGAGCACGGAAGGTAAATTAGAGTTAGAAGGCAATTTAATAGAATACATAGCAGAAGCAGATAAAATTACATTGACAATTACTGATGAGAATGGCGACACAACAACTATTACGGTTCCTACTGCTTCTTTCACTTTCTAGTTGTGCAGTTAATTATAGTGATCTACAAAAAGATGGATTACCATATATTGTAATAAACGAAGCATCGGTGATTCAGCTTCAATCCGAAGAATTGAAGGCTGTACCACCAGCCAAAAGAAAACCAGTCATCGCCGTTTATGCGAACAGTCTGCAAGACCTAACCGGGCAAAGAAAATCCAATGGCCAGTTTGCATTGTTCTCGACAGCAATCACACAAGCGCCAGAGGCGTACTTAATTAGAGCCTTAAAACACACTGCTAATGGAAAATTCTATCAAGTAGTAGAGAGAGTCGGTTTAGACAGTTTAACCAAGGAAAGGCAATTAATACGCTCTACAAGGGATAACTTTGACGAGGAGAGCAAGGTACAACCTCTTTTGTTGGCTGGACTGTTAATTCAAGGAGGCGTGTTATCTCTAGATACTAGCGTAAAGAGCGGGGGTCTTGGCGGCAGAATATTAGGTATCTCGTCAAGCAAGCAATGGCGAGAAGATACGATCACCGTGTCATTGCCGAAATTAACCATGTGTACAAAAATCGAGATGCAAAAGCTATAAATTACCACTTCCTACATTTGAACTTGGCTGC